CCTGACCATCGCCAGTAACACATATAACTATGATGTGTTTGCCAACCGTGGGCCGACATATTCGCCCGGTAGTTCTGATATCACAGTAACTGTTAACCCAGGTGTGACGGTTGGTAGTACCTCAGTCCCCGCATATGCCATGCTGGTGCCGTCTGGGTTTAGCCCCGGCGATACAGTTAGGATTGTGAATAACGGTGTTATTCAGGGTATGGGCGGCGGTGGTGGTAATGGCGGTCAAGCAAATATCGGCACGCCATTTCCCGGCGCTGCTGGCGCTGCTGGTGGGAATGCGTTATACGTTAATCGACCAACCGTTGTAACTAATAACGGGACACTTGCCGGTGGCGGTGGTGGCGGCGGTGGTGGTGGCGGATCTAGCGCTGGCGGCGGAAAACTACTTAATTACGCTCGCGGCGGTGGTGGCGGCGGCGGTGGAGCAGGTTTTAACGGTGGCGCTGCTGGTAGCGGAGGCGGATTGATTGCGCCAGTTGGCCCAGAAGCAAGGGCTGGTAATCCGGGGCAGGCAGGCACATCTCCAGCGGGAGGTGCAGGTGGCGTTGGTGGTCAATTTCCATCAGGGGGCGCATATAACCAAGCTGGTGCTGGCGGCTCTGGAGGAGGTAGGGGGGCGGCTGGTTCCGGAGGGCAGAACGCACCGACTACCGGATTCCCGAACACATTACCATCTTCCGGCGGCGGCGGCGGAGCGGCGGGGCGTTATATGACAGGTAACCCATTTGTTACGTGGCCTGCATTTGGAACAAGACAAGGTGGCGTAAGTTAATTTAGGAGTATTTATGAATACACTGTATATGAAGATTCAGGCGTTTGAAGAAAGCTCGTACTCATTGCTAGTTTCGTTCGCGTCTGATACAACCAAATCGCAAAACCCGGATGATTACCCGCCGTATGCATATCAACCAATGAATATGTGGCCTGATATAACAGACCCCAACGAAATAGAGTTGCGGATTGCTTCTGCTGGTGTATACATCGCGGAGCAGCAAACAAGAGAAGAGCAGTTTATTGAAAACCCACAACAAGTGGCTACGTATCAAGCAATGGTTGGACAAGAGAAAGTCTATCCAGTTAGCGAATTGATTCCGCCACCGCCTGATCCTATCATCGAGGTGTAATCATGGAACAGAAAGCATACATAGGTTTTGGTTATGTCGTCGTACAAAACAAGTTAAAAGCGGGAGAAACGGGCATTATTTCTGAGCCGGTCTTCGAAAATGTGTTTTCTGTTGGCGAGTCTTTTCCTTTTTTGTGGCTTTACACCAAGGGCACAGATGTGCTTATTAATGTAAATACGCAGGACTCTATTTCTAGAACTGCCGGTCAGTCTACGCTTACTAATCCGTTTCCTGTTGGTACGTGGAGAACTACACTGCCAGAAAACCTTGAGTTCTGGTGTATAAGCGGCTATTCAAACCCAAACAAAAACCCGCCGATACCAAACGTAGCAATCTTTTCACTGTTAAACGAACAGCAAACTGTTGTGCCGCATGGCACTCGGTTATTTCTTGCAAGTGGCGCTCTAGAGATTGGTTCAAGCACAATTCCGTTTGGCAAACAAATTGCGTTTACTTCAGGCGACAAGACTGTTACTGCGATTGGCGACGCTTACGGGTTTATCTTTTTATGACCAGTGTTCTGTACATGCCAAAGATTCTGCCGTTGGATTTTTGTTATTTTTTTACGCATGTGCTATTGCGGCGGTCTGATATAGCTCCTTGCTATGGAGATATTCAGATACCTAATGCAAAAGCCATTCTCAATCATGAGTACATGTTTGAGACGTTGCATGAAAGGCTTTGGCCTGTCATTGAACAAGCTACAGGTGAAGAGCTAATACCAACATACGCATACGCAAGGCTGTACAGTAATGGAGATGTGTTAGAGAAGCACATTGACCGCCCAGCTTGCGAAGTCAGTGTCACCATACAACTGGGTAGGTCGCATCATTATGCTTGGCCCATTTATATGGGTGGTAGGAGAATTGATCTTGGCGAAGGGGATGGTGTTATATACCCCGGATATGATGTGGAGCATTGGCGAGATAAGTGCGATGGCCCTGACAGCTACTACTCAGGTCAGGTATTTTTACATTTTGTACGCAAACACGGTAAGTACGCATCTGAAGCAGGAGACAGCACAACGCGAGACAACTATTCATATGGAAAAAATAGGTCTGCCGCAATGGAGTGCAAATGAGAGAAGTTGCTTGCCAACACGATAAACGTATACGCATATATGACGAGTTATTTGACTCACACTATAGAGCGGATGTTTATTTGTTTGCGCAGAAATCTTACTTTTCTATTGGGTGGGCAGACGGCGCAATTGTAGAAAAACAAACAAATAGATTTTTGCATTCTGTGTATTCAGAGGAAGATGTAAATCGGCTTGGCATTCTTAAAAAAATTGCCGAATCAGAAGCGGCAGGTGAATTGTCTGGCTATAATTTAGAAAAAACTATATTAAATTTATCAACCGCATCAGATGCCAACTACTTACATACGCACGCTGAAGATAAAGTTCTGTTGTACTACGTAAATTTAGAGTGGTTTGATGGGTGGCATGGGGAAACATTGTTCTTTAGTGAAGATCACAAAGACGTTGTGTTTGCTTCCCCATACACTCCCGGTAGATTGGTATCGTTTGACGCAAAAATTCCGCATACCATTCGACCGCAGTCGCATGTTGCGGCTCAATACAGATTTACGTTAGCGTTAATATTTAACAAGTGTTAGCAATATTAGATGATGTATTAGACGAAAAACACCGGCAAGCAGTGATCGGTTTTTTTACGGCAAGCGAAGAAGCAAGAGGTATCAAATGGCATCCATGTGTAGCTGATGAATTGAGAAGTGACCAGTCTCCACTGGCTTTGTTATTGAAAAAAGCAAGTAATTATTTTGATTTATCAAGCATGGTTGGAAGTGAGTATTGGGCACATTACGGCACAAGACCTGATTGGCATGTTGATAAAGATGAAAAGTTATACGAGCAATCAAAGGTATTTAAATACCCAATTTGTAGCATCGTGTACTACGCAGACATTAATGTAGTCGGGGGCAATTTTGTGACAGAGACAAGTATGATAAAGCCGGTAACAAATCGTATGTTGATTTTTTCGCCAAACCTACTTCATTGTGTTGAGCCGTATACAGGAACTCGCCTGTCTGTGGCAGTTAACCCGTGGTCAGATAAACCATTAACGTGCCTATGATTTACCCAATACCACCGCGCAACATACCCGGCAAAGATCATCTTGCGTACTGGGAGGGGTTTTTGTCTGATGACGACATTAATTTATTGCTGGCACAACCCGAATGGTTGGATTTGCAAGCCGGATGTATTGGTGGCGGCGGCAAAAGTGCGGTGGATGAATCAGTGCGTTCAAGTGAGATTGCGTGGATTGGTATGAAGCCCGAGTTGGTTCATATATGGGAGAAGTTGGCAAAAGCGGTAGCTGAAGTTAACAGGCAGTTTTTTCATTTTGATCTTACGGGTTTTCATGAGCCGATGCAGCTAGGGTTGTACACGGAAGATAAACAAGGACATTACAACTGGCATACAGATGCATCCCCGGCAGATAGTCATGCCCCTCGTAAGCTATCGATGGCTATGTTGTTATGCAGCCCCGAAGAGTTCGAAGGTGGGGAGTTTCAGGTAAAGACTAATACTGATGAAGCGCAGACGTTGGAGTGCAAGAAAGGGCGGGCGTGGTTTTTCCCATCGTATACATTGCATCGCGTGGCTCCAGTTACCAAAGGAATGCGGCGATCATTAGTTCTGTGGATTGGCGGACCAGCGTTTCGGTAAACATATGAAACTTAATTTATCCATAACACCAGCGAATCAAACAGTAGCGGCTTGCATATCGCAACTGTTGGTTCCGGTTGGCTTTGGGTTGATTTTAGTTGGGGCTGCACAACCGCAGTGGCTATTAACCTCCATAGTGATGTATATGGCAATGCAGTTGTCTGTAACAGTCGGGTGCCATCGGTTGTTTACACACAAAACATTTGAATGCCACAGGTTCTGGCATTGGGTTTTTGCATTTCTGACTGTATTGACATGGCAGGCTAGTACGGTGTCTTGGGTGCACGTCCACTCAATCCATCACGCACATGCCGACACAGACAAAGATTCTCACATA